AATGCTTAAACTCATATAATATTTCTTCATTATTTCTCTTTTCGTTTATTGCTCTTTCTATTGCTTGCTTTACAGCCAAAACAGTATCATTAACTATATCTTTCGTTGTTTTTACACGAAATCTCTTATATGTATCAAATGTTGTATCATAAAATATATCAAAACGATATTTAGATAAAAATGAACCTTTAGGTAGAACATTAATAATATTGTTTCCAGCCTCTTGAAAAACAACATCAAGAATGGGCATAAAGTCAGTTTTATTCATTTCTTTATCCATATCATTTAATCGTTTATATAATACAGACAATAATGAATTTATATCTAACCTTTCTAAATCTTCAATTTTAGTTTGACGAGCAAAGTCCTTAAAAAATTTAAGGACTTTTTCCCTAACCATATTTTTATGTTTATCAGCAATAGAAATTACTGTTGGCATTATTCTTCTTCTTGAGTGTTGTCTTCTTCAGGAATATCTTGATAATTCGTTCCATATTCTCTATCAGCGTATCCTTGAGGAATTTGTCCTGTATAATTAGGGTCAAGTAAGGGAAGGCCTCCCTTTTCTCTAATCTTATTTTCTAACACATCATCAGGGAACAATCTCATTCCAGCC